ATGTGTAAAGATGCACTTAAATTAACTAGGCCGTTTGTTGAAGTGGACAATATAAATATTACTAAAATTTTAAGCCCAGGTTTCCACGTCTGGGCTTTTGTTAACTACATTGAGGTTTACGAATTTGTGCTACAATTGCTATTAATTGTGAAAATGTGTACTCAAACAGATTATTTTAGCTTTAGATGTAGTATGGGATATGGACGACCGGAAGAGTCTATCTCTGATTGGTTTAATATATGAAATCCATTCTTTATATAGAATTTAGTTGCATTTTCATTGTCTTTATTTACATCGACTGTCTTAATATTAAAGTCTTTAATTAAAGAACTAATGATAGCCTGACCGTATCCTTTACCTATTTTATCTGGTTTTAAAAATAACATCTCCAAGTGATGTTCGTTTATTCCAGAGAAGCCAAGTAATTCATCCTTTTCATACCACAATTGGATAGCAAGGTAATCAAAATACGAAGGTATTTCTCGTTTAATTTCTTCTCTATCTTTATCCTTTAAAAAATCATGAGTAGCTAAAACTGATGCTTCCCATATAGTTAAAATTTCATTATAATCTTTCTTATTAGCTTTTCTATAAAACATGAATATCTCTCCTTTTATTTTGAATTATCAACTCCCTTCCCTAAGTAATCTATAATTTTCATATTAATCATCCATGTTTTCGTATGGCTCATAATAAGTTCCTCCACTAAAGTTGATTAAGAAAATTATATTATGTTTTAAAAACTTCTTCAACTAACGCCCAGTTAGTTGAAGTATAAGGAGCGCTTTTCCACTGCGCTCCTTTTATTAACTAGTTAGAACGTCCCTTCATTCAATCGACGTTGTAACTCTTTGACTACAATTGATGGCCTACTTAATTTCTTATCGTAAGTTGTGCCTAAATACTTCTGTAGAAGTCCGATTGTTTCGGGGCCTAGCAATCCATCTACTTTAGCACCGATCTTGCTCTGTAAATCTTTCACTGCCATGCTGCCTTTTTTACCACTGCCAAAGTCAATAGTCGTACCATAAAAAGCATTTGTCACGTTATTACGTACTTGATCGCTTATAATACCATCTACTACAGTATCAAGATATTGTTGCAATGCTCTTGTAGTTGAATTACCCCATTTTCCATCTACTTTTAGATTGGCTTTATTTTCTGTCGTAGCTGATTTCACTTTTGAGTCCGGCGCTTCGATAGCTTTACCTTTAACCATACTTAAGAAGTCATTCCAACTAATACTTCCCTTACCTGCTCGCAATTGTGCAGGGCAATTTTTTGGATACCAGTTATGGTGTTGCTTAACATCATTAATGGATAGGTTGTGCTTGTCCAATAAATGCTTTACTAACTCAGCACCATTTTCTAATGTCTTTTTATAATCACCATCTGAATTGATACATAACTCAATTGCGATTGAGTCAAGATTACCTGGTCCACGTCCATCTGTTGCATGCCAACATTGCGCATCATCTTCAAATGATTGGATAACTTGAGTATCGTCCGCTTGATAATGCCAGGATGCTTCACGAGGGTTACCGTTTAATTGTATCTTGGCATGCGCTACAGCATTTGCACCTTTGTCGGTATTGCCTGTTTGGTGGATAGTTACTGTCTTTTTTCCGTTGTTATTTTCGTATGTTACTTTGTTGGCAATACCATTAGGCACAATCCATTTTTTTATGTTCACCATCTATTTTTCCTCCTCATTATCGTTAAACTCTGATCTAATCTCTTGGCTAATTCCTGTACTATTTTCTTTATCAATCGCTCTTAACTTGTCTGCTAAACCTTTAGGTACTAAAACACCAACCTCAGCCAAGTTTTCAATAATGCTTAAACCTTCATTGGCAATATAAAAAAGCACAGTCGCATAAGTGACTGCACCATTTAAACCTAATATTTGATCTACCACATTGGCCAAAATAATTACTGCAAGTACGAGTAATTTTCTAGCATAACCAAACAATGACTTTCTGGACCACAGCTTTCCATTTTTAATCGCTTTGAATATCCCAGTTACAACATCCAATGCCATCAACAATAACAACAAATGAAGAAACTTAACGTCACCAAACAAATACATTTTTGCTGCTTCTAAATGTTCCAAGTTAAAACCACCCATCTATTTTTCATCTCCTCATTTTTCATTTGTAAGACTCCCCTTCTATCTGTTATTGGGTATAAAAAAAGCACCTCATTAGAGATGCTTTTTTTAAGTAGATTTAACTACCTTAATAACATTATCTTTTGTTTTAATAAACTGGAATGTTTTATATAACGTCTCCGATTGATTATTATATAACTCAATATCACCTGTTCCTAATTGTGTCTCCAAGTCACTAAAGTTTAACTTTTCTCTACTTAAAACTTCTTTAATTATGGTCTCTTTGTATGTCTGTAAATAATCCGTGAAGTAAGATAGTTCTTTTTCATTTAATTCACTTTTAACACTTTCATAATCAAATTCATATATTTGATTATTTATCTCTATTTCTTTCCTTTGTTTTTCGGACTCTTCTTTTCTCCTCTGTTCCTCACGATCACGCTGACTGACTATCGCTTGTTGTTGGCTTGATTTACCTCTCATGTCATATCTAAAACTCATTCATATCCCTCCTCCCTATCAATATTCGACAAAAAGGAGGAAATTCCTGCATAAAAAATACGCCTTAGAATAGGTGCTTTCACTAGACTCATTCGTTGCTTTACACTTTATATACAACGCACAACGCAAAATAAAAACAGTCACAAATGACCTGTTCGTAAAATAGATAATTTAAAGGTTTATTTTTTACAAATTATTACACATGCATTACAATTATATAGATACTATAAGAATATCCCAGATTAAAAAGGAGTAATTTGATTTGAAAACTACTAAATCTGACACTTACCTGAATTTAAAAAAACATTTTGAAACTTCTTTAAATCGAAAGCTGAGTACCAAAGAAAAAGATTTTCTTAGATGGCTTGCTTCTAAGGTACAAGGTTCAGATTAATTCTCGATTCTATCCCTCTACTCCTGATCTCATCCAATAGTAATCCAATGAAATCACTTTCTAAATCCATTTTTACTGCTTGAAAATAAGAATCAATCAATAAATCATTACTTAAATGTTTTAATCCACTCATTTTTTTCTACATCCCTTTGCTTTAATAAATCACACAATTATACAATCTACTATAAAAATAGGGATAAAGCAAGGGATAACATACGCCCTAATCGGCGTTAATCTCATCCAATAAATGTTGTTGTGCTTTTGTTTCCAGTGCACCAATAGAACTGTTATCGTTGTATTCTGCCGCAGTCAATTCAAACACTCCGCTTACATTCACGCTTCTTGTCTCGTTTTTAGCTGAATAGGATATTTTCACGCCTGTAACCTCGCCATTATCGTACTTAGTGTTTACTGCTCTGATTTCAAAGTTCATTATTTATTCTCCTCCTTCGTTTGATTCTATTAAAATAGTATGGATTAACCCTAACGTTTTAGGGGTTGCTTGGATGCTGCCTAGCTCGCTAATTTCGATCTTTTCTACGTTAATTTTCACTTCTTGCCCTAGGAGCTCTTCTAGTTCTCTATTAAAATCCTCTAGCTCGTCTTCTTTCAGTTGAACTCTACCGTTATCCAGGTCTTTCTCCTTGTATTTAGTAACCAGTTTTGAACGCATGTTTTGAGCTGTCTTATATTCTTCATTCACAACTCTTGTAATTCTTTGCAATTTAAAAGCCACCCCAACGGGTAGCTCTTTGTTAACGATATGATTAAGGCCTTCATTCAAATTAAACACTTCTTTTACTGTTACTTGCATCTTAAACTGCCTCCTCTAATTTAGACAATCTGCTAATCAGCTGACTGTTTTCTTCTGTTAAATGAAAAACTTCCATTTCTAGCATGTCGATCCGTCGTTCATGTTCGTTTCGGTAAACCTCTAGCACTCCCCACCGTGGAATGAGACTCTGTACACCCGATAAGGCTACAACGCCCACACGGTCATAAGAAACACTTGCCGGGTTTCCTTCTGTGTCTCTTTCTGCGAGTAAGGGAATGTCGGAAGCCGCCACATCTTCCGCAACTAAACCGACATAATACCTTGCTTGAGCGCTCCCTTCCTCCTCGTATTCTGCTTTATCTTGGAAGGTTACAGGCTGTAGTGATTGAATCTGATCAAGTGTGAACTCTACGTCCTGGATATCCTCTTTTATAGCTCGTCTTGAGCTTGATATCGCTATCCTTGAATATCCGCCGTTATCGCTTGTAAATATACGCATATTAGCCGATCCGGAAGTGGTGGTAAGATTGTCTCTGTCGACTCTCCAAGTTCCGTTTTCTCGCCACTGCATGGGGTAGCGGGTTCCCGTTGATCCGGCTACTTGTCTGATTTGAACGCCGCCCGATCCCACACCGTCACCAGGGTAGGAGTAAAACGTAAGCCTGTTGTTGTACGTTGAGATATAGTTACCGTTACCGTTATCTAAGTCGATTCTAGGTGACTTACCGGAGGCGTTAATCACTATGCTGCCGTTAGGCACTGTTAAATTTCCGTTTATTTCTTGATCCCCGTCAACTTGAACATTGCCCCAAAAATTAACATCGTTCATGAAAGTCGATCCGCTCGGAGCATCCACAACCATTTGATCGACGTAATAGTTAAGCGTGCCACTGTGTGCAATTCCGGACATCCCAAAGCCGGCAGCATCGGTATCGTCTGCAAATGCCACACCGTCATGATATATCCTGGCTAAATTATCCACCTGGGACAGATCGACATTTTCGGTATTAGGGTTGGATATGCCGGACTTGAATCTTACAAATCGGAATTCCTCCCCGTTGAATCGAGAGTTGTAAACTTGATTGTCGATGGTGCTCGTTGATTCTATGAACCCATTGAAAGTAGCGTCTCCACCAAATATATGGCCTGTGAAATTAATTTGACTTGCATCAAAGGTAAACGAGTCAGCTTCTTGCGTGAATATGGATCTCACGTCGTTTTCTTCTACTTTTGATTGGATCTGATTACTCTGTTGCGTGATGGTCGACTCCGCCGTGTCAACTCTGTCCTCAAGCGTGTTGTATACAGACTGTTCAACTTTACTCGTGATTTGACCTTCTAAAGCGTCGATACTTTGCTCTGCGGAGGACGTTCTTGTCTCAATGTCTGTTACGACTGATGCCTCTGCTTTTGAGTCGATTCTTCCTGCTAGTTGTGTTACTTGCGATTCAGCATATTCGTAAACAGAATCGATCTCGCTTTGTACGTCTTCCGGCGCCGGCGTCCATCCGGTAGCTATGTTACCTTTCTCAAATTTTAGCTCCTTCAATTCAAACGAATACCTTAAATCAGATCCCGATTCTTCGTTTCCTATTGTCAGCCTCACTTCATTGTATCCGCTCGGAACAACCCATTTGACACTGGAATACCCCGCTCCTGTGTCGGCAGTTATTTTCGGCCCCGATTTCGAAGTATAATCGTTGTTCTCGTCGTAAAAATCTATTCTTGCATTCCCGCCGTATCCGTTCAGGGGGTTTAAATACACTCGATATACTACCTCGTCACCTGCATTTAATCCGAGGACGTCTAAATCTTCCCGAAAAGTGGTTATTCTCCAGGTGTTATTCATCTCACGTGTTTGGTACACGTCCGAGGTCCCTCTCGCGAGATTCCTTCCGCTGACCTCGATATCAGCAATAGCGCCGGTAACATACGTTTCATCTACTTTTGATTGGATCTGCCCGGCTTGAATACCTAGCTCCGTGTTTATGCTGCCGATCTCTGATATGTTGTCATCTGTCTTTGATTCAACCCTAGAGACCTCTGCCGTTATTTCGTCATAAGCCACCGACAGATTGCCGACTTCGTTGCTTATGGTAGTTACATCACTTGAGAGGTTTTCAACGACTGAACGTTCTGCTTTGGCTTCTATGTTGCCTTCCATAATTTCGAGGCTTGTGTTTATCTCTATGATCTTTACGCCTACAGCAGATATATCGGCGTCAATGTCTTCCGGTGCAAGTTTCCATTCAGTCGCTTTGTTGCCTCTTTCCACTTTTGGGTACGAGTTAACAGGGTATGACACCTGGATGAAGTGCGCTCCGTCCGGCACCGTCCAATGGAATGTATGTGCGTTTGCGGGCCTTCTATCCATATACTCCTCATTTTCATCTAGCCATTTCCAACGCCAATAATTATCGCCGTCGTCTCTTTTCGTGAATGTTAGTACCTCTCCTGGTGTGACTTTTATATAGTCTCTCATAACGCTGTTTCCTGCGTTTCCTGTTATTTCTCCATCCTGGTTTATGTGACTGCCCTCTATTTCGTTCGTTCTTATGACAAGATTTCGGTTTTCATAGCTTAGGTTGTCAAACTCGTCTTGCAACCCTTCGACGACAACCGAATCAGCTTTAAAACTTATAGCCTCCGAATTGGCGCTTATTTGCGTGCCTTGTGTGCTTACTGCATTGTCTAAGGTGCCTATGTCCTGGATGGCTATATCAAGCTGACCTGCCACCTCATCAAACTCATTTCGAACGGTTGTAATTCTCCCGCCCTGGGCTTCTAATTCTTCCGCATTGTTAGCGACATCTACAAGTAAGCTGTTCGTGCTGTCCTGTAACCCGGACACCGTGTCGTTTAGCTCGTTTACTACCTCTGCATCGGCTTTGTATTGCAGTTGTCCGTCCACGTATTCTAGATCGGCTTTATCAAGCAGCTCATTATCAACCTCTATCTTGATTTGATCCGTGTACCAATTCGCATCGTCTTCTGCCTGGTCAGCTTTATCTTGCGCGCCCTGTTCCGACTCAATTACTTCTGTCCAGCCTACATCTGTTTCGATTTTGTCTGCTGCATCATTACCAGGTTTGTCTTTCTCGTCTATTTCCGGTTTAGTATAAGTAGCTTCCGTCAATTCCGACATGCTAATTTTTTGTTGGATTTGTGCTTGCAATGACTTCCATATTGCGTTGACTTCTTCTTCGGTGTATTCTGTGAAATCGCCTAATCGCACTTGCTTTTCCGCTTGATCTTTAATATCTCGATCTTGGAAAAAGATACGTGCGTCTAAATAAAGAGCCGGTTCATAACTGGTATCTCTTATTTGAATGGTATCACCAAAGCGAAATTTTTTGTGCTCTAATCCTGGTACCTTTTCCAAATCGGCAATAGTCCCCTCATATGAAACAATAGCGTTCACACGCTTAGCCAACTCCGCTTCACCAAGTTCGATTAGCCTTTCTTCGGTTGCATTCTCTTCCATTTCAAATTGAGGTTCATAATCTTTAATAATATGGTTGCCGTTACGTGACCACCGTTGGAAAGCTTCTTCATCTTCGACAACCACTTCCAAACGATCACCGTTTTCGTCAGCTGGACCAATGACGTTTAGCGCAGTTACAATTTCTTCTGTATTTTCTACACGTCGTAAACCTAATAAGTCTTTACCAAACTCTACACGTCTACCACGCCATTCACCAACACGCTCTAATAAGTCAACATATCTTCCAGTTCTTTTTCCGTTGTGATGTTCAATTCGGAAATGTAGCTCTAAATTAAAGACAGATGCGAGTCGTTTTAAATATCCATAAGGGTGTGTACGGCTTTCAAATTGGATAGTCCGTACTGCATCACTTTCAATGACTCCTACTCTCCATTCAGTACTATCTAATGCAATTCCTGCATGTTGTCCAACTGTTAATGATGAAGTGGTATGTTCAGGTATGACTTTTGCTGTTCTTAGTTCCGCATAACTAGCATAGCTATATACTTCCAATTCTCTTTCAATACGATCTTCCTGTACTTCATAAATAATAAATTCTAAAAAATCACCATCCTCTCCAGGAATGATGATCCGGTTATTTCCTCCAATAAATGATGAATAGGGTTTATCAGCATGTGTAGTAAAATCAAACGTCTCACTACCATCTTCAAGCGATTTCTTATGGCTATTGGAGATGACGTTTCGATACCTTATATGTGATAATGCTTCATAATTATTACCATCTGCTACAAATACTTGTGACATTTTTTCACCTCAATTCTGAGTTGTGACATCCTTTTATGAGTACCTCCTTCGATATCTGCCGCTAATATTAAAGCTATCGCTTGGTAATGCTGCAATTTCATTATCTCCCTTTTTCAAGGTGAAATAATCCACCCCTAGCATGTTTTCCTCATACACTTCTCCATTGATGTATACTTGGCCGTTATTGGTATGATTAAACGTGATAATATCGCCTGGATAAGCAATGTATGGCGTTTGATCTTCCGTAACTTGAAGTAATTTCTCTACTTTTAATTGATTGACTCGTGCTATATTTGGGTTCGTCCGACCTCTGTATGTTCGGATGTACGCTTGAATATACTTTAATCTTCCTAGCCATTGACCAGATCTATCTTTGAAACGTCTTCGAGTCCAATTTCTTAATTCCCCGTTTACAATCCGGTAAATATTAAATTCAAAGTTAATTCCTTCACGTTTCCATTTGATGAAAAACGTCAATGCAGGACCACTATTTCGGAACTGAAAATTACCGGAGTGTATAAAATAGCGTGTGGTGCTATCAACATACTCACCAACCCTAGCTAATCCGTTACGTTCATGGAAGTTTCGATTCCCGTCATGTATCCCAATTTTACCTAACATGTTCATTCCTTCGTCAAACGCATAAAGCTCGACTCGGAAATTTTGATTTAAATCATTTGTTCGAGTGTCGATGATGGTTGATATTTCAAAATCCTCAATAGCTTCTGGAAGTTCTTTAATGATCGCAGGACCATATCCGTCATTACCACTAACAGGACTACCGTAGTCATCTGCTATAATACCTGTTCCATCATGTGTCATGGTTCCGTTGCTGATAGCTCCGCTGATCGGATCGATTTCAGTTCCGTTTGTCATCCAGCCGTCCATGTTCCCATCTTCTGAAAAAATAAGTTCTCGGCTATCTACTACTTGCACATCATCGTCAGCCGGTTCACCTATCATCATATACTCATTTAGTTGATTTTGAATCATCAAAAAGGTAACAGGAGCAGTTACTTCAAATTCAAATATTGGTTCTGCTTCCGCAGTTCCTGTGTTGGTAATACTGAAATAACCGGATGATGCAATGAATTCTAGTTCCGGACCGTAGCTGTAAGGATCAGGACATAAAAAAGTCAGCGTGCCTCTACGCTGATCTACAAACTTTTGATAATCTTCTATTGTTCCTTCTAACTTAGCAAAATATGTTCGCCCTGGTTCATCGTCTAATTTCAACTCTACTGTTTTACCAGTTAGCAGCCATTCCGCTAATTCATCTTTTTTAGTCAAAGCATCTGCATCATCTTCCACAACAAAGCCAACTGGTTGTGTAATGTAAAGAACATCTATCGTTTCATTTTTTAAATAAGCACCAGGCATACCTGGAACTCTTAACAAGTTATTATTTCTCGGAGCAAAGGGGGCTTTTTGTCTGCCTTCCAATAGATAAATCCACGGTTTTCTTTCGCCGTTGAATGTTAGTGATTTCATATTATTCACCCCCTGAACTTTTCTTTTACTTTTTTATCGCGTTCTTGGAATTCTGTCACACTTTTATAAGTGTACCTTCCAATTTCTCTACCATCCATTTGATTAATCACAGTGGTGTAGATTACTGCTTCACCTTGTGATTGTTGTGGTTGGTTTAATCTATTAGCAATCCGATCAGCTTCACCCGTTGGACTTACGCCCGTAGCATAGCCAGGTATATTATTTAATGAGCTTAGTATTTTCTTTGATTCATCATGCGTGAATATTTGTGTACCTTGAGGTAGATTTGCTAAGCCAAAATCAAACATCCCCCATTGATCTCCGTGTCTCGCTAATTCAAATCCTTTTTCGCCTATCCAGGTTAAACCACCTTCAAAAGAATCATTACCATCATAGTTAAATCTATTAGTTGGCATAGTTTTGTGTTGTAAGGACGGAGTCCGTGCAGTCGGAGCTGACATAGATATTTTCTGAGTAAAAATATCTCTTACATTTTTCCACGCAGCCCTTGCTGAATTAAATAATGAGCTAGTTGACCCTAAGTTTGGGGAAGGCATTGTAATGGCCTGTTTGAAAACATCTTTAATATCACCGTAAATACCTTTGCCTTTTGAATAGATTTTAGCAAACTCTATCGCAGAATTAGCGCCTAGCTTTTCCCATTTACTTAAGATCTCACCTGTCGTAAGATTAACTTGTTCAATTAATTTAGGATTTTGTTCTTTCGCTTCATCAATTACACCTTGATGCCTATTTTCGGCTTCTTTGACCGTTTCATTTTTGCGACGTTCAGCATCTTTTATCAATTGATCTGTCAAACCTTCTTCAATTCCTTCTAACTCATCTCGCATGTTTTCATAGGTCGTTTTTTGTAAATAATACTGATTCTCTGCTTCAGCAATGACCCCTTCTTTTGTTTCAATTGAATTCTTGATCGTATCAGCCATCTGTCTTTTTCCTATATCTTCTGCTTGATCTTTCATTCTTTCCAAAATAACCTGTTGTTCTTGCTCGTTTTCAGATAGTACTTCAATTGCATTATTTTTCATTTCTTCTTGGATTCGGTTAACTTCTTGTTTCTCTTCTGTAGTGGTTTTTCGATTTTCTTCTGCTGCAGTTTTATATATTTCATCAATTCTTGCTGTCGCTTCTTCAGTTGCTTTAATTCGCTCTTCGAAACTTTCGGTTGCACTATTTAATATTTCAGTTTGTTCCTCATCACTAATATCTTTAGCGCCATCAAACATTTCTTGGATAGCAGATAGACTTTCATCTTTTCTTTGCTCTAAACCATCTACAATTTGTTGGCCCATCTGATCAAAGGTGCCGGTTAATGATTCTGCCATTTCTTCAGATACTTCTTTACCACTCCACGCCAATTCATTCAATTGCACAGTAGCTTCATCATTTAATTCCATAAAACCGCCAACAGCTTTTTCTGTCGAATCAGAAACGGAATCACCAAACAAATCTATTTCCGGTATAACGTCTTTTTTCATGTGACTATGGAGAGCAATACCTCCTGCAGTTAAACCAGCTATGGCTAATGTAGCTAATGCAACAGGTCCACCACCTGCGCCAAGTAATCCTAAGCCGCCAGCAAGTGTTGCTTTTCCTGCCGCACCGCCGCCTTTTCCAGACCTACCGATGACACCTGCTAATTTTCCCAGTGTGGTAAACGTTCCTCCAGCAGTCTTAGTAATACCACCTAACATTAAAGATGCTGGTCCGATAGCAGCTGCAAATGCACCCATTTTAATAATGTTATCCTGAGTTGATTTATCGAGGCTACCAAACCAATCTACCAGGTCTGTTAAACCTTCCACACCTCTCGTAAATGCAGGTAACATGTGTTCTGTAAATTGGATTGATAATTCTTCGAAAGAAGATTTTAAACGATTAATATTTCCTTGAGCGTTATCTTGCATTGTTTTTGCCATGTTATCTAAAGCGCCATCTGCTTCTGACACGCTTCCTTTTAAATCACCGTATTCATCATCGATTCCTGCAAGTAGACCTTGGAATGATTTAAGATGCTCTTTACCAGCTATCATAGAAATGTAATTTGCTTTTTGTTCATCTGTCATATCCTTGGTACGATCTTTTACAAGTCGCAACGTTTCTTCCATTCCGATAAACTGGCCATCTGCATCAAAAGCGCTTATTTCTAATTCTTCCAATGCCGTTCCTGCTCGACCAGCTCCGCTTGTAAGGTTAACCATGATAGCATTAAGCGATCGACCAGCTTCACTACCTTTTAAACCTCTATTTGCTAATAAACCAAGCATAGCAGTGGATTCTTCGAGTGGTACGTTAAACTGCGCTAAATTACCGCCTGCTGTAACATAAGCTTGCATCAGTTGATCGATACTCGTATTAGAGCTTCTTGACGCTTCGGCTACGTTATCTAAGTATTTTGGCAAGTCCTGTACCCCGATTTGCAAAGCAGACATGGAGTCTGTGGCTAAATCAGATGCACGCGCTAGATCAATATTACCAGCTTCAGATAAACGAAGAACAGGTTCCAAGCCATCCATCATCTGAGTGGTATCCCAACCAGCGAGTGCCATATAACCTAGCGCATCTGCTGCTTCACTTGCACTCTTGGAAGTCGTGGCGCCAAGTTCACGTGCGCTACCTTCTAATTTTTCAAGGTCTGATCCAGTAGCACCACTAACTGCCTGTACATTGGACATTGACGATTCAAATTCAATACCTGTTTTCAACATAGCTCCACCTAAACCGACAATAGGAGCAGTTACTTTCATACTCATATTTCTGCCGAAAGTGGTCATTTTATCACCGGCAGCCGTTAATTTTTCTCCAGTATTGGTAAGGTTTTTCTCCAGGTTTAGCCATGGGTTGCTTTGACGTTTTATTTCTTCCGTTACGCCTTTAAGAGCATTTTCTGTTTTGTTCATTTCCGCTTGTGCTTTTTGATAAGCAGTCATGGCTTTTTGTGTTTCTTTTGAGTTTTCTCCGGTTGCTTTTTTGCTTTCTTCGTACCGTTTTCTAAGTTCTCTAACTTTCTTCTGTTGCAGTTCAAAAGTTCTGCCTAGCACATCCGATTTCTTTCTTAATTCATCTACTCCACGAGCGAAGCCAGTTCCAGTTGAGGTGACCGCTTTTTGCTCTTGCTGCAGACTTTTCAATTGTCTGTTAACACCTGACATAGATTGGTTAAATTGTGCTGAGTCTAAACTTATGGTGGTTCTTAATGATCCTACGTTTGCCAATGCGATCACCTCCTAGAACAATTTAAGTTGATCAATGTATGTTTTTTCCGGTTGATGCAATTCCAAATAAAAATGGATGTCCATCTCGTCAATTTGACCGAGCGTCCACCCATTCTTTAATAATTGTTTATATAAAGGTTTAATAACCTTCTCTTTTGTTTCTTTCGCTTTTCTAACAAGGGAAGCTTTCACCTCTTCAGGCGTCATTGCTTCCCCGTTTCGTTTCCCTCTTCAGCTTCCTGTTTTTCTTTATCTAATTCTTTTGGTGTTTTACCGGTACGAACATAGACAAATACGTCTGTAATACTTGAGATAACTTCATGTGATGGGATGCCGTCATAAAATTGATTGGTGTCAAATTGGTTATCGAATACATCGCATACAAATCCTACTAGCGTATCCATCTGTTCCACATCGATATCTGAGTAATCAATTGTTTCATCAAATTCATTCACTTTACGGAAATAAAAGCCGCTTACATGTCCTGTTGTATATATCTTCTCTTGTCTTTCGCCGTCCTGATTCTTTTCCTTTAAAATGATCTGCATGTGTAATTCCTCCTACAATTCTGGTGTTTCTTCATATACATCAGAAAACCAATTATCAATAATGGACTGTTCCATGCCTTCGTCGTCCTCATCAACCTGTGCCCCGTGCATATTATCAGAATGACGTCTGATAAAACGGCCATTAATTGTTGGTGTCTGAAATGCTGGTGTCTCCTGTTTTGTTTCGTAATTGGATTCTGGTGGAGTGAATTTACCTTTATACAGCACGACATAACGATATTTACCATTCGCTTTTTCTGAGCGAAAAGCAAGCGCTCCGTATGGCGGTCTATCATCTTCACTATCCATGAGTACGCCATCGCTGTTAATTTTTTTATCTAGTATTTTTGATTGTGCCTGCTTGGTAATATCTTCTGTCTGGACTGTTACGGTAGTTGCTCCTCGTGCTTCTGCGGTTTCTGCAACACCATCCTCTGCTCTTAAATCAGCAGAGTTAAATTGAGGCTGGACATTAGCTGTCATAGCTAATCCAATACGTACCGGTTCTTCATACGTTGTTCCCTCTTCATCATCTTTAGTAATGGGGAAAAAGTGTAAATCTCTTAAACCTACTGTTGCCATTAGTATTCCTCCTCTATTGTGTAAAACCGTAAAACATAATGAAAAAGCTTCGTATCTTCTTCATACGTTTCATGTTCAAAGTTCTTTTTGAATCCTACTTCTTTCAGCAATTGTTTTACTTGTTTCGCATAATTCTTTGGATTACCAGGAGTAAATATATCAACTTGGATATAGACCGTTTCATATGTTTCGTCGTCATCCGCTTGGAAATCTACTTGCGGCAAATAAAAAAAGCGAATGTACTCAGATTCGCTTCCTCTGTATTTCTCGTATGCAACTGGTATTCCTGTTGATTCTAATGTATCGATTATTAATTTGTTCATAATGATGACCCCAAACTCTGACGTAAGCTATTAGCCATTGCTTGTTCTATTAATAATTTTTTTTGCATAAAAGCAGGACCCATGAAAGGTTGTGCTGGCATTCTGGAAGTTCCTATTTCTAACATGTATCCGTAGTAAGCTATCCCTTGATTATCCACATACACTTCTATCTCACCGTTTTCGATTTCCGATATCTCAATATGCTCTTTTAAATTTCCTGTTTTCACTTTAACTAATGACTGTGCACCTTTTTGCATCACTTTAGCACCAGCCGTCAATGCTTTTCCTTTGTCTTTTTCTACGTTTCGCTCCATTTGTTGCATCTGTCTGTTTAACTCTTGAAGTCCTTCTAATTGCATTTCCATTTACGTCACTGCCTTTAAGATCACAAGCATTTCAATTTTTAAACCGTCTTCGTCTTCTATAGATTCTATTTCGTGTTCTTTTTTTCTCCATAAGACAATCAAGCCTTTAGGTCTCTCAGTCTCTAGCAATTTTTTCTGATAGCGAATAGTAAACTCTCGGTTATGCTCCATTTGTGATTGAGCTGCTATAAATTTAGTGTTACCTTTTAACGTTTTTAAACTCCCCCATGCTTTCGCATAGACTAATCCACCAGGTATTGGATATCCATCATCATCTACTGCATTGTTCTGTTTGAATATTAATCGCTGTTTTAAATCTCCTGGATTAATACTCATACCTCTCCCTCCTCTACCGGAGGATAGCAGTAGCGTAGTTCTCTCAATATACTATCCAACGAATGAGGAATTTCATAAGAGTTATTGCCAATCCGAAAAGCTTCACGGTTATCATTCCAGTGTTGGACCAATAAAGCTAGAGCTTGATCATATTGTTCCTGGGCATATTCTGAAGATAAGTTTATTTGACCTATTTTGCTTCTAATACCAGCCTTTGCCTGACGGTAAAATGTCTCTAGTAGATCGTCTTCTTCATCTTCATCAATTCGTAGATACTTTTTCAATCTAGCTAGTTCGTCTACGGTAAGAACCATCTAATCACCTTCTTCCTAAAGAAAAGAGAGCGATATTATTCGCCCTCTTCTGGTGGTTTTCCTTCAGCTGCTTCAATTAAAGATTCAAAATGGTTAACGACTCCACTTCGATTTTTATCAGATTTTTCAGCTTCTAATAATTCTTTCGCTTCTTTTACTGTTAGACCGTCTGCATTCTTTTTAACTTCTTCTACGTTACCATCAAGAATAGATGAATGGTCGTCGTGGACTTCAATTTCCACATATCCTTTCGACGCAATCTCCTTTACTCTTTCCTCGGATCCTTCATAAACAGAATTAGTTTTACCTTTCGGGGCATAAACCTGCTTTGTCTCTTTATCTCTAAAACGCTTAAGAACTTTAGCTTTCATAATTAACTACCTCCTAAATATTATTTTTAAATTAAACTTCTGGTGTTGGTTCAGTTTCCGGTACTACTGTGATATCAATTTGGCCAAATATAACTGCTTCCTCATCCCACTTCGTAACGTCTTCACGCTCAATTACGCGGAATTCAGTAGTGTTACTTCTCCAAGCATTCCCGCCTTCTTTAGTCATATCTAAAAGCATTTGTTGACGATCCCAGTACACGATCGCTTCTTTCAAATCCCCAATAATAAACGGCGCCATACCTGCTTGGGTGGCAATTGTTTTATTAGATAACTTAACAATCGGATGCGTTCCGAAGAGCAATTTACGTGTTGCTTGAGTTGGGTCTGGTTGTAACAATGGACGGCCATTTTTATCTTCTAATTGATCTAGATAGTTAAACCCATCTTGGTTCGTGAAAACTAATGCGCCTTCTGCAAATGCAGGATCTAATGTAACGTTGAGGGTAGTTTTAATCCCTTTGTAATCATCCAAATTTGTTTTATCCAAAGTGTTTAATTGTTGCAAAATAAGATGGTTACTTGTTGCTCGTGATTTTTTAGCAATCCAATTCACTAGATAAGCCCGTAAAGCTTGATCTGTATCAGCTAAAACAGTATTGGCAACAGGCAAGAAACCTGCATAATCTTCGATGCTATAAGATAAACGATCAAACTTAGGCGAATTTACCTCTTCCATAGCGTTCGGATCTCCGTATTCGGACAATGGTGATAAAGGAGTATGATCGGCACGTCTTTCAAGTGTACGGGATCCTTTGTTTGTAGTAACAGGCTCCACCGTTACGTATTGACGTAAATCATCTGTTGTTTGCGCCAACTCATTAATTTGAGTAGAAATATCCTCGGGAATAATATACCCGCCGTCTTCACCATTTTCCGCAGTAAGACGAGCATAGAATTTCTCCATAACCTCCGTTTCGTCATCTGATAATTTATGACCTCGTAAGGCTTTAAAAAATAGTGCACGGTATTCTTTGTCTTTATTTTGTTTCGGATCACCGGGCAACTGGCCACCTCGTGCTTGTGGTTCCGGAACGGCTAATCCTTGGAAATCTTGTTGTAGTGCCAAGAAATTATCAAGATCATTTTTAGCTGCCTTTGCTTTTTCTAATTTTGCTTTTGCTTCTTCATACTTCCCATCATCCTGAAGCGCTTGTGCTTCGTCTTTAAGATCCGCTACACTTTGACGTAACTCTTGCTCGCGCTTGGTCATACCAATGGCGCCATCCATTTTCACCGAAAGAACATTTTTATTTGTTGATAAGCTAAACATTGCACTGGTTAGTGCATTAGTAATTAGTGTTTTCAATTCCTTTTCCTCCTTTTGAGCATAAAAAATAGACCTCTATATACTTAGTAGGTCCAGCTCATTTTGTAATTTGATTTTTTCTACTTCTTCATTTTCTTGGGTAACGGTTGGTGGTTCATTATTTTGTTTATCTGCTAGTAACTTCTGTGGTGTCTTATCGTATCTGTTTAAGACATCACTAGCACATGCAGCGTAATTTTTCGCATCTGCCACTTCAACATTAAAATACTTGGCAGCCTCCTCACCATTTAACCAGGTTTCGTTGTCCAACAATTCTTGTATCGTTTCTTCCGTGATGCCTTCTTTTAAATTTCCCTTGTAGACATTCAATGCTCCGCTTGAAATCGTATCTAAATCATCCGCTAGTTTTCGAAAATCATTGGCATTTCCAACAGCAATCGTCCAAGGATTGTGGATCATAAGAAAAGCATTTGCCGGAATATGAATGGTATCACCGACCATTGCAATAACTGAAGCCATCGATGCAGCTACGCCATCTACATGAACTGTCTTTTTCGCTTTATTGCGACTCAGCATATTGTAAATGGCTAACCCCGCAAAAACGGACCCGCCCGGACTATTAATAAATATGTTTAAATTATCTAGTCCATCTACCTGTTTCAATGCATTTAATACATCCTCTGGCATCACATCTGCTTCATCCCACTTAAAATCGGTGTTATCGATGATCTCACCATAGATATAAAGGTCTGCAGATGTTTCGGTGAGGTTCTTAACCGTCATTAATTGATTTGTGCTTTGAGTACCTGCACTCATGAAAATAGGATAATGTCTAGTCTTCTTCATTTCCCTCACCCCCTTTCAAGCCTGCTTTTCCTAATTGATAATCATCTGCAATATCAAGTGATACATGATTAAGATCTACCCTGTGTTTATCTCCGCCTTCTATTGCATTCTTATCCTCCAGTTCACGTACTTCGTTGATGTTGTATACACCTTTATCAAGCATTATTTGATAATACTCCGCTTGCGTTTTCTTATCTGCTCTTAATAAGCTTTCAAGGTTGAATTTCAAATAATACCTTTTTTGTTCACGTTCAGAAAAACAAACATACGAAAACTCTTCTTCATATTGTTTTAGGTTTGGACTCAACGTAAACATGATTAGAGATAAATTCTCATGCTCAATGTTCGAGTGGGTTGCTCGATCCAATTCGTTAACCATGTGAAGTGGAATATCAAACATAGTAGCAATTTCACTTTTGTCAAACTTCATGCTTTCTACAAATTGAGCATCTTTTAACGGCATCGATATACTTTGGAATTCCAATCCAGCATCTAAAATAGCAATACGTTGAGCATTGTTTAATCCAGTGTTTGCTTTTTCCCACTCACTGCGAACTACATCTTTAGCTTCTGGATTTAACATGCCAGGCACTTTCAACACGCCACTATTAGATGCACCGTGTCTATAAAATTTACCCTTAAATTTCTGAGCCGCTTGACTACTCCCTATTGACTCTCTAGCAACTTGAATAGGCGGCTTACCTTTCAAACCGTCAGTAGATAAAGTAGTGAGATGAATAATATCTCCATGGCCAATCCTTACATATTCACCGTTTGGTAAAGTGGTGTAGTACCATAATTCATTTGTTTTCACATCTACAACCGGATCGGTATTTGCTGGGTTTAATAGCCATAACTCTTTCGGTCTGCCGTCCGCTCCCCAGTTAATATTGATGTACGCATTACCCCAGGTATTACGATGCGTTTCGGTTAAATGCTTGAATTTAAAAGGACTTTGATAAGGGTTCGGTCTATTCTCCAATAACTTCGATACAATATGATTTTTTTCACGTTCCCTACCTTTGCTTGTCCGCTTATACATCTGAAAAGGCAACATCGCAATCGCATTTGATTTGATGTTCACGCATCGATAAACGGTAGGAATTGCTAAAGCTGAATTCACGGTTACTTTTTCACCGCTTGCTGACTCATGACCAAACATCTTCATAAACCATGGAGCTGGATTTTTTAAGTCTGTAGTTTCCCCTTTTGGGGACAGGGCTTGTTTAAATATCAATGTCTATCACCTCCTTCACCTCCTTGCAATGATTATGCCAATTAAGATAAGTACAGCTGCAAGTACATAGTTACCAGCTAAAATGTTAGTGTCGATAACAGAAATTAAGTACGTGTTAATCACTGCAAGAGCGACTCCTGTTAAAATTAAAAAATCCTCCAACCATTTGGCGAAGAACACTGTAAGAAAACTTGTTATGAAATTAGCAATTGTTTTTGCGATGATTATTACCTCCTACATGGTCCAGTTATTTAAGAAATGGTTACTGATATCATTTGATTCGTTACTCATAGATCGTGAAAATGCATTTATAACAGCTGCAATTGGGTCAATTCGCTCTCTTGATTTTGACTTATCCAGCATAATATTTTCTTGAGCATCCTGCTTTTGGATGGCGTTACTTACTGCCCAAGATAGCAACGGGTCATTGAAATGGATTATGTTATTACTATAAACAAATTTACGAAAATCTTTTGTTGGACCTGATAAATGTCTTAGCATTTGTGGAATCTCCACCATCTCAAAACCTTGCATTTCCATCATTTGAGCAAAATGAGTTGCGTTCCATTTATCGTAATTGATTTCTTGGATATCATAGCCTTCATCACGTAAATTTAATATATACTGTTCGATATAACTATAATCAACTACACTGCCTGGTGTAGTAGTTAAAAATTCTTGTTTTTCCCATAAGTCAAAAGGAACTCGATCGCTATTAATTCGCTCCTGTAATTTATCCTCTGGCATAAAAGAATGTTGCCTTACCGCAAATTTGTTATCTGGTAATCGGAACACTAAACCAACACTTGATAAGTCTGTTGTAGTAGATAAATCAATACCAACCCAAACTGGATATTGCTTTAAATCAATTTCTTCAGACTCGCATTTTTTCCATTTAGACATTTCCATATATCCATCTTCTTTTGCATCAACCCAGATATTCATGTTTTTCGTTAAAAAGTTTTTCATTTTTTCTGGGACATCCAACGCTACTTTTAATTGCTTACGTATATATTCAATGCCATTTTCATAAGAACATAAAATAGGATTGGCTTTTGGCCAGTTTTCTTCATTTTTTATGTCATCATCTTTATCCAATTCATTAATCATCACAAAGTAGTTATCATTTTCAATCGGATCGTTGGGATCTAATATTCTTGAAACATATTGATACTCGACACGATAACAAGGTTTATTTAAGTCGAACCCTGCAGTAGTAATAATCATGAGTAACGGTTGTAGCCTTGCACCCATACCGGAATCACCTATATCGTATATCTCCATTGTTTCATGCGCATGGTATTCATCGATAAAGAATGCGCTTGGGTTTGTACCGTCACCGGTTTTTCTATCCTCTTTACTTAATGGCTTTATGATGGATCCGCTTTTCAAATGTGTAATAGTGCCATAAGCAACTTTAAAACGTTCACGCAAGTCTGGATTGCCCATGATCATAGCTTCTATTTCTTCCCAAACAATTTTAGACTGGTCTTTTTTAGTTGCAGCACAATAGACTTCTGCAGAAGGCTCACCAAATGCTGATGCTTCATAGCTACCAGAAGCACCTAATGATTGTGATTTAGCATTCTTTCTACCTACTTGCCAGTACCCTTTATTGAATCGTCTTAACTCAGTATCTTCATGAACCCATCCATAAATATTGCCGAAGTTAAATTCTTGTATGATGTGAGGTTCAATGTACTGACCCGCTAAAACGCCTTTCCGATGTTTGAATAATCTCATCCAATCAAGAAATAATTCACCGCGATCTTCTTCAAAAATATAAGGGAAGTCTTCAGTTCCTTCTCTTTCGATGTCATATAAAAAACGCTGACATGCCCACCTGTGTTTTTCACAAGCAATCACTTCACCGCTTAATACCTCTTCGCTATATTTTATTAGTCGTACTCTAAGTCCAGGTTCTGCAGCAACGTTATGCATTTATACATCACCGAACTTCTTTTCAAACTCTGATTCAGTCTTTTTATTTTCCGTTTTTGGAATAACCAATTTTAAGCGAGATGTAATTGTCAGACCAAGATCACTGGCGGCAGCACGACATTCGTTGAAGAGCGTATTTTTTACTCGCATTAACTTTGGATAATCCTCATTAGCAAAAGCCTTCTTCTTGCCGTTCATCTCGACGATTTCAGTTGGTTTTATTTTCTTTATGTGCCTGATCAAGTCAAGGTATTGGGTTTTCGAGTCGATGTACCTGGCTAAACTATCGACATCTAAATTTGAAAAAATATCGAGTCGCAAAAGTTCGTAGGCGATACGATCAAATTCCTCTCGTTGCTTTTTGGTTAGGTACCTCGGAGCTTCAATATTATCGGTGTAGCCCTTCACCTGATTTTCCTGCTCTTGCCGCTTCTTAATTTCGTCTTTTGTTAAGTGATTTGATTTTCCTTTGCCCTGGATTACGGATAATGGTTGTTTATTTCTTCCAGCCATCAATTACACCTCCTTCAAAAAATATTCAAAAACGGATTTTTGTGAGCGTTTGAGGGCGAGTCGCTCTAGAAAAACCGATTCATAAAAAATTAACCCCGGGGGCCTGTCTTATGTTCGCGGTTGTGACAAGCGTGACAAACTGACTCCAAGTTACCGAGATCGAAACGTCTTGACCAATCAACAAGTACTTCAACGATGTGATGGACCACGTCAGCACGCTTCAATGTACCTCGCTTTAAGCATCGTTGACATAGCCCTTTGTCTCTTTCATATGCTACAGCCCTTAGTCTCTGCCATTGATACGATTTATAGAATCCATCAATATTTTTGTCTCTAGATTTTCTATAAATTTTCTGTGATATTTCCTGTGCGCTTTTCTTATGGATTTCACAGTACGTTTCCCTGGTCAGTATTCCACAGCTGATTTCTCCACAAGGTTTCAGTGGTTTGTTAACCATGTTTCTCCACATCAGCTTTCAATGTCTGAGACATAAACCGCACCTTGGTTCTTAATTTATCTAGCCTGTTTTTCTGCTTGATTTTTAAGGGTGCCTTTTTCTGCAGAGTGCTAATTTCTGCCGTGATATTTTTTATGGCATCATTTTCATAATGCGTTGTATATTTATGTTGGCAGTTTGGACATGCAATATAATGCCTTTCGATGTCATCCTTTATCTTATCTTGCTTGATGTCTTTGATCTGATCTACATTAAAAGTATTATTGCAGTTGTCACAGCTTAGTTTCATGATTGATCACCACCACAATCTTTATTGATCACAACTTTCATATCGCTCTTTCTTATTTCGTCTTCAGGGATATTATGAAGATCGGATAAGGTTTTAATTATCACGTCGGTGTTATGTTTCTTCTGTTGTTCTTCCAACTCTTTCAACACTGCAGTAGTTTTCTTAGCTTCACGTTGGACTGCTTTTAATCCTTTGAGTGCATCCTCGCAATCGACTCTAATGTTAATTGCTGTATGATCTTTACCAGATGCCCAGTCGACACCTTGATAGTCTTTCACTTTCTTCATTCTCCTGTTTCTAACAGTTTCACCTGACTTAGTTATCGAAGGACTAACTGGTCCGTTGCACAGATAACATGAAAGACCATCTGTAAAATTAAACTGTCGTTCGGTGAATACTTCTCTAAAACCGCAAGAAAAGCACTCTAATGTAGTTAATTTACCTTCGCACGACTTATTGTCTGCCATGATCTACACTCTCCTTTTTATATAATAAAAAAGACACCTCGTGTTGAGATGTCTTAATTGTTTTTATTAAAATTTATTATGTAGTAACCAAGTGATGTGGCATATACTAAAGATACTTCATATTCATTTTCTGTATATTTATCAGAATATACTTCTTCATCTGTCTCAAACGTCTCACTTATTCGTTCTGTTAAATTAAACATATCAAGGTCTAGCGCTTTAGGGATCAGAGAAGCGTAAACAACACTGTCTTCTGAATCATTATGGAACGCTATTTCATATCCAATTAACTCTCCGTTTTCATTATACTTAACGTTTATCTCTTCCTCTTCGTCATGGATTAGTTGCTTATAGCTATCTTCCTCATTGCGAATTTCTTGTATATCACTATGAGATATCTCAGGCACCCCAAACTCTGTGCTATCTGCATAATCATTAAAAGCTGCAATAAACTCATCTCGTTCTCGGATTGCTTCTTCAGTAATGTCAAAGCCTTCTAATGGTTCACCTTCGACTTCTTCTGTTTTACTCTCTATTTCCTCTGTTCCTTCTTCTTCATTTTCCTCAACCTCAAAACCACAAGCAGTTAAAAATAAAACACTTATTAAAACAAATAATAACTTTTTCAAACCCACCACTCCTAAGTATGTACTACCTAGGATTTTATCACTAGTTGGTTTGTTTTTCCATAATAAAAAGGCACCGACCGAATAAGCAGTGAATGCCTTTTCGCACTAAAAATAGACACCTTGTTATGAGATGTCTTTTTATTTCTTTATAAATTTTTGATCTATATTTTCTATTACAATACCATTATTTGATATACGATCAACGTAAGTGTTTTTTTGCTTTTTAGTTTTCTTAATTTGTCTCTTAACTATTCTGTATTTTAAACTTAACTTAGAAATACGATTGATTGGTATTACGAAATCCTGTAGATGTATTTCATTTTTAGTAAATGTTATTGGTGACCAATATAGATTATTAAAAAAGTCTTGCGATATCACAAATGCACCAACATATTTTTTGGGACTTTCCATTGAAGTGATCATTTCATTACTAATCTGTTCTCTAGTTAATTCAATCTCTGTTTCCCTAATCATTTTACTTTCTAGACCTGAAATTGGTTTTGATAAAAAGTAATGTTTTCGTTTTTGTTTATCAACAACTATTAATAATAAAAACGTCTTTATAGCCACTCCATTACCAAAATTTTTCACACTTACTCCTACCTTAAAAAAATTTTCATCCTTATGAGAATAAGTTTCTTTATAATTGGTAATTATGACTCTGGGTGAGTCTGTAGCTATTACATTTTTTTTAGCGTATATAACAGTTCCTAGGGTTATTAGTACCAATATGATATTTATACTCATATTTAAATAATCTGAAGTTTCCACAATAACACACCCTTTCTTTCTATGAACTTTATTCGACACAAAAGGTAATTATTCCTGCTTATTTTGCAGGGATTTATAATTAATATGTCGAATGTACTAGTAAAGGAGGTGAGAGTGTGAAAAAATATATTATTAATCATGGTTCAGGTAAAGAAATTCATCGTCGTGATTACCGCACAGCTAATTGTCAACTTGATGAAATAATCAACAAAGAAGGAACAGATGATTATAACTATGTTTATAGACTTTTACAAAAAAGTTATAACGGTTGCTATTGGTGTTATCGTAGTCAACACACTGGATAATTAGAAAAAAGGAAGAGGAGGTCCAATACCTCTTCTTTTTTTAGTTATCTATTTCATTTAATCGATGCCACTCTTCACATTCTTGAAATGTAACACACCCTGTTTTAAGTTGCATCTGCCATACTCCGTTTTGTTTACCATCAACGTAATGATAAGGGTAAGGTTTGTATCCCGCCTTTTTTGATTTTTCCACACTTTCTTCCTTTATTAGAGTTATAGGTGGGGAATGATAGGTTTTCCAATTACCAAATGCATTTTTGTATTCAACAATTTGACCAGCTTTCCCATGGCCACAACAACAACCTAAAGTTATAATTCTGTTCTTATTCAACAATTGGATCTCATCAGCAATACATGCATCTACTGCCACGACATTTTCACTTTGATCTGGATTTATGACTTTTACTTTTTTGTAAGTACCATGCCAGCACATTGTATCACCTCATAAATAGTATCTACATAATTATTATGTTTATAAACATAAAAAAGACACCCACAATCAATCTGTAGCGAGTGTCTTTTACTATTTCCCTATACTAGCACAATACACAGATTTACCCCTATAAAACGGACATTATTCGGACAATCTATCTCCATCCTAAAATCTCTATAGTAGCTTGTACAATTTCATTCCTCCATCTTCTTGCTTGTCGTTCGCTAATATTCAGTTGAAAAGCTATTCCGATCCATGTTAACTTATTATTTCTTTTCCAGTATCTTAACCGGATTAAATCTTTATAATTATCTGGAGATTCATTATAAACAGTTTCAATCGCACTAGTAACCTCTCGAAGGTAACTCAATTGCTTATGTGTTGTTAATCTCGTAGCGGTTCTTTCTGTAGGATTACCAGGCATTCTTACAGAGTTAGTACCTTTGACAATAGTCGGGTCATCTGGGTCCTCTTCAAATGGATGTAGAATGGAATCTTCTAATAATTTAATTTCTTTCAATGTCTTATGATAATTAAACCATTCTGCTTCAACTTTTTTAAATGTGGATTTTGTAATTTGTAGTTCTTGCAATTTAATCCCTCACAATCTAGTAATTCGTATAGTTGCTACCATCCGCTTCGTTGATCTTAAATTTATACTTAAGCGCATTTATTTCTTCTCTTGTAGTGATAAATGCTGTATTCCATTTTCTTGCGTTACCGTATGCTTCCGCTTCTTCATGTCTTATTTGAATAACTGCTTTTTCAGCCATAGCATTCTTGTGTTTTTTAGCTGCTAAATATGCTTCCGTATGTACTTGTTTGCGATAAGCATATAATTGTTTGTTTAGTTCGGAGAAGATACTTGCCAAGCGACCGATAAAAACCAGTTGCTCAGCAAGTACATTTATTCTAGTGACAATATCATCATCCGCTATTTGTCTTAACTTTACCTGGTACCGTTTGAATTCACGTAAATTTTCATCGATCTTCTCATCAATTGTCCTTCCCATGATAGCGCTCCATTTCTTTCCGTAAATGACGATCGGTTAATTTACGAAAGTACTGTTCACTATATCCGCTAACTAAAGATAATTGTTGAATTATGGACTCTCGTTTACTTTCAGTCATCCTAACAACTCCTAATTCCCTGTAATTCTTTCATTCTAAGAACTTCCCTATTTTTATTGATTCGCTCTATGCCATATTCACAGTATTCATTTTCAAGCTCAAATCCAATCCAATTTCGTTGTGTATTATCACATGCAACAGCGGTTGTAAAACTTCCCATGCAATTATCCAAAACTACATCACCTTTGTTTGTATATGTCTTTATAAGATACTCAAATAATGTGAAAGGCTTCTGGGTTGGATGAAAAGTTTTACTGTCTCTTGCAAAATCTAAAATTGATTTAGGGTAATTTGTATGTGTGGTCGTATATTCTTTCATGAGACTTGTATCATCTTCTTTAAAAATACCACCTACACGTTTCCTTCTACTTTTTCTCACTTTAAGAAGTGGAACAATACCTTGCGGATGATAAGTTGGTAGCTTTTTATAAAATACACAGATGTTTTCATGATTTTTTAAAGGCATCTTTTTAGCATTCTGAAAACCGGTTGTATGTTTCCCCTTTTTCCATATCCATTCATACCTGAACCAACTCATATTACTTGCAATTAACTTAGAAGTGAATGGCTGACTTGCGGTTAGTACAATTGCTCCGTGATCTTTAATAATCCGCTTATACTGTTCCCATAGTACATCAAAAGGAATAATTTCATCCCACCGACAATTAGTAGTACCGTATGGTAAATCACATAGAATCATATCTATTGATTTATCCGGAATACACTTCATTCCTTGAATGCATTCCATGTTATAAATAGTGTTTTTCTCAATATTCATTTCTTTTCCCCTTTCAAGATGCTATAATGAATCTCGAAGAGGAACATTTGTTCTTTGTTGGTTCTATCCTGTCTCAACGAATTTATAATACTAGTTTCTTGGTTAGAGACAGGGTAGTAACTATTTATTCATTTTCCTTTCAAGTTCCGTTACTCTTGTAATTAAGTTGGCCATATGATGTGTTACTGCATCTTTAGCTATTACTTTACTGTTTGATTTCTTTATATCTAAGTAAAATTGTTTTGTTTTTTCATACTTCGTCAATTTTGAAACGCTCCCTATCTCCCTTTATAAACGAACTACATATTAATTTTCTAAGTAACCTAGATCCTTAGCGACATAAATAATTGCTTGCATATCCTCTTCTGGATATCCCCAATGAGGACAGTACAGACCGCCGTACCCATTGTTGTGATTTGTATATTCACCCTTAACTATAAACTCTCTAAAATCATTGACTAATCCCCACATAGTTCCACCATGCGAAAAACCTCTATGTTCGTTTTGCACAGTGTTGTAAGCATAAACACGTTCACCTGTGTAATCATCAATAAAATAAACTTTACTCTTTTCGATAACCATTTCAGCGTATCTATTTTTGTCTTCATTGTAGAAAAATTTACGTCCTCTCGAAGCAATTTCACGAATTATTTTATTTATTACTTGAAGTCTTTCTTCTTTAGTTTTAGGTATCAATTTCATTCCCCTTCCTACTTCGTTTTTTTCGTCAAATTCATATTACTTCACAAAAATAATGTAGCTAAACTTACGCGGTTTACTATCAAATGTATTTATTATCTTTAATTCTTCACCGTCACTGTTTTTCTCTTCTCTCTCCACTACATATAATCATAAGATCACCTGGTCAAAAGGGCAAATCATCATCAGAAATATCCATTGGTTCTCCGCTGTCTTGGAATGTGTTGTTATCACTGGTATTTCCTTGATTGCTCTGATTTGTATTTTGATTCGGTTGATTTTGATTATTTTCTTGAGTTGAATTGCTGTTTCCTTGACCGTTATTAGATCCGCTCTTTGTTTCTAAAAACTGAATTGAATCTGCTACTACTTCTGTCATGAATATTCGCTGACCATCTTGGTTATCAAAGTTACGCGTTTGAATACGACCATCTAAACCAATTAAACTTCCTTTACTCATATAGTTTGCTAGATTCTCAGCTTGCTTTCTCCAGGTTACACAATTAATGAAGTCTGCTTCTCGTTGTCCTTGCTGATTGGAGAATGGTCTATTACAAGCTACGGTGAATTTAGCAACCGCTATTCCATTTGGTGTATATCTTAAGTCTGGATCTTTGGTTAATCTTCCTACTAGTACTACTCTGTTTAGCATCAGTTTGCCTACCTCTCTTATTTGTTTTTTAATACGAAATTACGCTTCCTTTTCGAGAATGTACTCCGTTCCTTCTTGTCCGTTCCCGCAATTAAATGGATTTGACGTCACGACTACCCATCCATCATTCAAAGCTTTATTTAATGCCATTGTTGGATTTATAAAATTCTTCGGATATGTCCTTACTACTTTTTGTTTTTTCAAGTTATTCACCTCACTATTTGTTTTGTAATGCATTATTAGCAGCTGTAACGGCAACTTCGATTCCAGAAACATATCCACCGTCTGGTTGTTCAATTTTAGATATATATTCTAGCCACTCTTCATACCGTTTGTTTTGTTGTTCTAATTCTTTAACGAGATCAATAATAATATTTACAACACTTTCACCCAACCTGTTAGTCCTGCCATTAAGAAAATAATGTAACTGTGCATAATCTTTAGCGTCATGTTTTCTTAGCATTTCTAACTCTTGCTTTTCTCCCATTTTCACAAGGAACCATTCATATTGTGTTGGGGTTAATTCATAACTTCTTATTTCTTCAGTAATACCGTCAACATTTATTTCTACTTCTTCCATGATTTTGTCCAACCGTTCTTGATCGTTCATTTGATCACTCCTGTTCTTCCATCATTTCAATTTCATGTAATAAACCTTCTAAAGCTTCAATAGCACCTTTACCGTAATCGTCTTGCATAATCCTGTGCATTGATTTAAAGTTTTCGATTTTATCTTTGATATGCTCTTTAACTTCTTCTATGTTCATGTGATCACTCCTCTTTATACCTAGGCTTTCTGCTACCAGGTGGAAGTTTAGCAGCATCTTCCACTTTCCATCCTCGATATTTCACTCTTGAATAAAATTCACTTGTTGGTATTCCTCTTTGCTTGGCCCAACTCAAGTACATGTAATAGGTTTTTCCTAATTTCATATGAGATCACCTCATATGTTATTATCTAACTCAAACAAATTAAACTGTCTCATTTGCTCTGCAGCAATAGGGTTCATCCAAAGTATTTCTGACTTTTTCGCTCCAGCTTCCGCTAAAACTTGTTTTTCTTCAATATGCCAATCTTTTAAGAAATCTTGATATAATTCATTTTTATAACCTGAAAGAAGTACTGGTCCCTCATGATCTGTTAATACCTCGAGTAGATCTACATGGTCCTGATCTTTCATTTCGTGCGCATAATGCCTATTAGATCTTGTTGAAATGATATAAGGTGGATCGGCATAGACTAATACGTTTTGCCTGTTATATCTTTGGATAAGTTGTAAAGCTCCCTGATTTTCGATTTGAGCATTTTTTAACCTGGTAGCAACTTCGGTAATTACGGTAGGTATCGCGTCCCATTGTTTTGCGTTCTTGGGACTGTTAACTGATATGGAAGAACGCCAACCGGTTATGTCTGATGTTTTGGCTCCTATTGCTTGCCAACATCTTATTAAGAATCGTCTAGCATCTTCGAGCGGATCCGGATGCACCAAATAGCTTTCTTTATATTCTTGTCTTGATAGCGGAGTAAAGGCTATTAACCTAGCAAGCTCTTCAGGATAGTCACGTATTACTCTGAATAGATTCACCACACGGCCATCTATGTCATTTATTGTTTCAATCTTCACTGATGCTTTATTAAAAAATACTGCTCCGCTCCCGAAGAATGGTTCCAGGTATACTTCATGTTTTGGCATATGATCAATAATCCACCGAGCCATACCCCATTTACTGCCTGGATAGTTCAATATTCTTTTCAACGTCTCACCACCTAATTTTCTAAATAAATACCGTACATTCTTGAACTTTTTTCCGCTATTTCACGGATAGATGGAGTACATAATTGCGTTATCTCTTGAGTGCTTTTTCCAAGGTATTTCGCAACAAATGATTTACTACCAAAGACAATAAAAGTGTCTCCTTTGTATATAGCAACATCACGCTCGATTTTATTTTGACATTTTCTCACGTTTTGAGTTGCTGCCTTTTTGTAACTCCATCCTTGCTCTTTTACTCTTCGCCAATATAGATTGGAATGTATTCCGTTGTCTTTCGCAATTTGCAACCACTTATAATATTCTTTATTCATTACGATCACCTACAATAAATCACCGTTGTGATCTAAGTATTTATCTCTCCATTTTTCAAACCATCTTCGAATTTCATCTTTTCTATGAGCTAATCGATGACAACTTATACAAACAGATGCACCATTTCTTTTCTCACCAGTTCCACCGTCCGATTTATAGATAATGTGATGCGGTACTCTTTCCAAGTAATAAGATCCACATCTAACACAACGCCATTGATCACGCTCGAATATTTGTTTTTTTACTTTTGGACTGAAGTCTTTGCTTTTTTTGATTTTTTTGCCTAGTTGCTGCTCTTTTGAATATGGTGAAATTTCTCCCAGTTTCATCATTACAATCACCTTGCTTGTACAATTTTTCGTAACAGTTCCAGCACAGTTTATCTCCCCAAAATATCGCCTGTTTTTCTTTGCATTCCACACATTTCAACTGCAGCACATCCTTAGAATTTATTTTGTAAATCCTCTAGTACTCTGCAACGATATGTTCTGTTTTTCTGATTCTTTTTAACTTGATGAATATCTTGAATCACATCATCTAGTTCGCCTAAGTAATTTCTAGTCTTCTTACAGAATGAGAGAAGCGGTTCAATTTGTTCATTTTCATTCTTGAGCGTTCTTCTCTTTGTTCTAGCCTTTTTTAATTGTTTTGATAATTTCCAACCTTCATGTGCATTGAAGCTAGAAAACTCAATCACATGAAGCAAGTCCTGTATTTCATTTTCTAATTGACTGACTTCATTTTTATTTTTGTTAAATGTATCTGGCAGATCTCGAATTGCGTTATTTATAATACTTGCTGTTTGTTCAACATCCGCTAAATTTCCCAATTGATCACCTCTCCAGTTAAAGCGCTAGTTTGTTTTTGCTAAATAATCTTCTAGGAGTTGATCCGCTTCTGCAGCATTTCTTTGTTTTTCTTCGTCTGTGATCTGAGATTGCTTTCCTTGTGATCGTTCCTGTTTTTGTTTTTCATACCAATCTGGAACAATATCTTTTTGCGGTTTGTTGTTATAGGAACCAGATCTCTGTTTAAGTTGATTTTGAAACCTTCGTGCATCATCAAGATTTTTGACACCGTACTCTTTCCAGTTCTTTAAAACAGCTTCTACAAAAGCGGTTCCTTTCGCTTCTTTTTGAGCGGATAGTTTCAAGGCAGCTAAGAGTAGTTCTTTTCCCCATTCATCAAAAAACTGAGTAATCAATTCGATATTGAAAGTTGTTTCCGTTATCCCTTTTTGCAAATTATCTCGATAGAAAAGAATAACTTCCTCAAAATCAGAATCACGACCACCACCACTAAGATCTTCTTGTTGTTGTTGTTCTTCTTTTTCTTGTTGTTCTTCTTTTTCTTCTTCTTTTTCTTGTCCACCTGTCGCTGACGAGTCGTTAGTCGATTCGTTTGACGAGTCGTCTTGCGTGTCGTTCCCCGATTCGTCACAAGGTATGAAGAGTATTTTTATTTCTTTTTTATCAATGCGTTCCCCAACAAATCGTATTAGATCTGTATCTTTCACTTCATTTAATTCAGACTTCACACAGTCGATAACAGGTTTTCCTCCACGATTAAGGTTATATTTGCCCCAGTTTTTAATTGCAACTTCTCTTGTTTCAACATTATATTTAATTAATTGATGATGATTAATAAATCGATCCATTATGGCATTTATACTCTCGAAGGAATAACCAGTATCAAATGCTATTTGCTTTTTAGTAATTTGATATATACCAATTTGTGTTGTTTTGGAGTTTGTTAGTAAATATAAATAGAAAAATTTATCTTCGGGAGAAAATTCTTCAACTACTTTTGGATCGTTCCAGAATTCAGTGTGTACCATTCTAAATTTAGCCATTTTTATCCCTCTCTTGTTCGTTTTGAGATCTTTAGTGTATAATCAATGAGTAGGGGATGCTGTAACATCACCCTACATGATTCATTTGATTTCTTTCTAAAAGAGGATAAATCCCTCTCTTTTTAAGAATCTCATGAATGAATAAACGTCCTTTTTGGGTCCACCTGGTATGCAATTTGGTACCGGTGGATCCATCGTGCTTTTTGTATTCCGTTGTTTTTGATTTGGTATAACCTTCTTGTTGATGTTTGCCATATAGCAACCATTGACCATTCATTTTGTACTGGACCTTATCCTCATGTAGTATCTGATTCAGCTTCTGACCACTAAGACCATAATCTTTCGCTATTTGCGTAATATTGACTGAATCCTTAGATTCTAAGATCTTATCTACATAACTGACTTTTGGTTCGTATTCTTTCACACGTTGCTCCAACATCAACTTTTCTTTCTGTTCCTCAATCCAACGTTCAGCTCTCTTAATTGGATCTTCTATAGTGTAAGAAGCATTTCCCATTTCATATTTACCTGTTTGTCGAATTGATGGTATTACATCGTGAGTTACCCATCGTTTGAATCTTTTGGCTTCTGCTTTCCGACTACCTAGTACGAGATTGTAAAGTCCGAATTCATTTACAACGTTGACGTTTCCTTGACGACCTATATTGAACATAGACCGTTCATCATCATCTAATCTTTGTAATGCTTGAGTAGGATTTTTTATTTCTAAAATTTCACAAGCATCTTTAGCAACAAACCAAGTTTCGTTATTTTGATCGATAATTCTTAGTTGTTGACCTTCAAATATTTTAGTTAATTCATTCATTGACCAATCACCCTCCTCAGAGAGGATAACGGTACAACCGCTATCCCATTATGATAAAATGTGTATGTTCCCTGATTCGATTTCTTCTGCTAGATTTTCAGTTAAATAGTCTCTTATATTATCCATAGCTTCATTTCTCCATGCGCCGCCATCCGCTTCGAATAATCCGCAAGCAGGACCACCTGACTGCATACGGAAAACAAAACTACTCTCCGGTTGTTCGACATCAACAAATGTTCTATATGGTGCTAATAGGGCAGGATTAGGAACCGCTACTTCCGCTATATTTGCTACACCTGCTCTTGCTGTAACAGTCTGTGAAATACCGTCATCTCCAACATTGTTAACAGCTTCCTCTTTGATGTTTCCGACCACTTTTAAAAGAATGTCTTTATCCTCATTTTTCACAAAACATGATTGCAATAAGATGTTAAATCTTTCAACATCATAGAAACTACCGTAACTAATTTTAGGTAATAGGGCATTTGCTTCTACCCAAACCGATCTTTCTGCATCTAGATTTAGTGATGACATTAAGCGGACCTTAGCCGGACTCACAACATGAATTAAAAAATTTTCTTCTCCGTCAAATTGTGATTTCGCATAATGCACAAGTGCAGATAAAGTACTTACTTCAATTTCTGCTGGTAGCGGTTCTTTTAACAAGCGGACATCTCCAGTTACATAAGTTTGTCCATTTTCACTAAATGTTTCTCTGTTTCCTAGTCCGACAATATATTCAATTGCTTCTCTAATCATTTATTGTTTCCTCCCTCTTTTTGAGCGCGATAATCAATCACATTTCCGGTATCTTCTCTTAGTTCTGTATCATCAGTATCAAAGTATGTTTGACCTTTAATACCTGATTTCAATTCAGCACCTACTGTTTTGCCTTTTTCATCTCGATCAATGATAATAACTGACCCCACATTTTTACGTGGAGCGGGTGTTGATTTAACCTGGATTGTACAATTTGCTAATTCTCTTTCCTCATTTGTTTCTAGAGTTAGGTTCATTTGTAACTTCCGCTTCACTTTATGATCAGTGTTAGGATCCGCTATGTTCTCCAGTAGCTTTTGAAGTTCATAATTGAAATGTTCAGCAACCGCTCCATTAGCAAGATCATTAAGATCAACAATTAAATCTTTTTGAGCCATTTGATTTCACCTCGATTCATTATGTATTTGTATTTGATGCTAGTCGCATCTTGATGACCACAAACAGAGAATAAGGGTTAAATGAAGAGGCTAATCTGTGTGTGCTGTTTATGGCCATCAAGACAGGACTACCATATAGAGCCTGTCCATGCCATTTCTTTCAAAACCAATTTCGTCTGGCGTTTAACTCTCTATCTGACAATTGGCGATATAATCCGTCTTGTGCTGCATCAACTGCCATTTTGTCTCTATGCATTCTTATCAGTTCTCTTCTGAGTGACTGTAAATGATTAAAATGCATTTCTGATTTAGTGAATTCACCTTTATCTAAGCACTCCATCGATAACTTAAAGTACTTGTCCATTTCCGCTCGATAAAGTAATGATAAGGCTCTATCCTTTTTTAGAAATTGATCAGTGAATGGCATGTTACTCATACTCCAATAACTTGGGATTTTCGTATATGTTCCTCTGAACCTCCGAAAATGAATGGATCGCTCCAAGAACATCATCATCAACCATAAAGCATCCTTGGTGATATCTGACTACATCCCCCCAAGTATTATCTACGATGACGAAATCCCCTTCATAAATCTCTTTTCCGTTCTTGTCGGTTAATCCTGTATATTGACCGATTGATTCGCCATGAACTTCCATCCAACCGGAATCCATAAATATGAAATACTCATGTTTCTTTCCAGCTAACTTTGCAAATTCATCAGTGAATGTCCTCACGAAAATTCCTGTACCATACATCCACTGACTTCCGATCATTTCTTCAATTGCATATCCGCGAACCTTAATCTCTCTCATTCCTTATCCTCCGATCTCTCAGCGATTTCAGACTGCAATTTTCCAATCGCAAGGTTATATAATCCAACTAGTAAAGCCAAAACTATGAAACTAATAAGTAACCATTGCATCTGCTGTTACCTCCCTTTGGTCTTTGACCTCCATATAGAAGTTAAATAAGAACTCATTATTCTTTTTAAACTCCCGCATTGCGTAAGAGTCATCAGTCGGTATTTCGAATGCCTCTTCCATGTCAGAAATTAATCTATTTAATGAATCGATCTTTTCTAACTGATTGACGCTACTGCGTTTGATGCTGTTGAAACGATGAATGAGATCGATCATGTATCCAATCCGCATTTGCTTCACCCCAAAGTTCCATTTGTGTAATATTTAAACCATTCTCCGTTTTTGAAATAAACCTCGAAACATCGTTCTGGGATATTTCGTTTTACTTTTGTGATGTTGCGTATGGCGTATTGGTCACACTCTTCAGTTCCTATTGCGCTCATGTGTTGCTTGTATGTGTTCATAAACATCTTCAGTTCACTTTCAGTTAGATGTAATGCAGTTGGTATTCCTGTCATTTAATTCACGCTCCTTTTAGTTAAATAATTCATCCAACGTGCAGCCGTAATAAATCGCTAGCTTCTTGGCTTCAGTAATCGTAAATTCACTCTTACCATTTTCTTTCAAGTAGTAAGTTTGCTTATCGATGTGCAATATTTTAGCTACATCACATTGTTTAAGTTTGTTTTCCTTTCGTTTAATTAAGACTTGAGGAATCATGCTAATTCGCCTCTTTTAGCTTTCATACTTTCACTCCTTTATTTGTTCAATTTTTTTGAACTTTAAGATTAAAAAAATAACGAGGAATATCCGTCGAATCTATCGATAGTATTTCCACCGCTTTTGCAATTTCAACTTGTTTCCAACCTACTTTGCCATTGAGTTTTAAGGATACGGAACGCTCCGAAAGCCCCATTTCCTTTGCGAAATTGTACTGGCTACCGAACCTTTCGATGATCCGCCCGTTCAAACTAGAGTAGTCAAAAGTCATGTGATCACCTCCTGTTTAAGTTCAATTAATTTGAACTTAAATACATCTTAACATCATAATATTTAAACGTCAACACAAAAGTTCAATAAAATTGAATAAAAGTATTGAACAAAAGTTCAATCTACTATATAATTGAACTATGCTATTGAGAATGTAATTATTTGGCAGGAGGTAACTATAATGAAAGAAACAACCGGACAACGGTTAAAGCAATTAATGAGAGAAAGGAATATAAAGCAAGTAGATATCCTTAATCTTGCTCAAAAATATTCAAAAGATGGTGTGAAAATATCTAAAACTGATCTAAGTCAGTATGTGAACGGTAAAACAGAACCAAGACAAGATAAACTGTATATCTTAGCTGAAGCTTTAAATGTTAGTGAAGCGTGGCTAATGGGATACGACATCAGCAGAGAACGTATCTCGGATGAACAACGACAAAATCAAATAGACGAGAATGATGATGAGGATACAATAGCCGCGCATCATGATGGAGGCGACTGGACCCAGGAAGAGTTAGAGGAGATAGAGCGTTTTAAAGAGTTTCTAAAAAACAAAAGACAAAAATAGGGGCGTTGCGCATGAAATACGAATCTTTACTAAAAGAAGCTACATATTCAGGGATAGACGTCTATGAAGAGCCCTTAAAAGGTAAAATTCAAGGTCTATACGGCAATAATGTTATATGGATTAATAAATTTCTTCCCACCTACACTGATAAGTATTGCATTCTAGCAGAAGAACTCGGTCACTACCATAAAACAGTAGGTAATATACAAGACCAAACCAAACTAACCAATAGAAAACAAGAACAAGTAGCACGTTCTTGGGCGTATGAACGTACAATACCATTACATAAATTTGTACAAGCCCACCGAGAAAACATAAAAAACAGATTTGAATTATCTGAGTTTTTAGGAGTTACTGAAAATTTTTTAGAAGAAGCACTTACCAGGTATAAAGAGAGATATGGTGTAGCAGTTGATTTAGATGAGCATACAATTTACTTTGAACCTCTAGGCGTTATTAAATGGTTCCAAAAAAATTTTTAAGCCTAAAACAGAACGTATATTCTATTAAGGAGGGATAACAGTGGCTATTTACAAAGATAAAAAACGAGGAACGTATTATGTAAGTACCTATGTTGATTTAAAAAACGGAGATCGTAAACGTGTATTAAAACGAGGATTTAAAACGAAGAAAGAAGCAAAAAAAGCAGAGTCTGAAATTGTGTTTAATGCTGCCATCGATAACCCTGATAATCCATTTTTTACTGATGTGGTAGATGAATACATCTCTTGGTACGAAAAAAGAAGAAAAGAGTCATCATTGCATCGTTTGAAAAAAGAATGTCGTCTTTACATCAATCCTTTTTTCGGCAGAAAACACATCCAAGATATTAAAAAACGCGACATTATGAAATTTCATGATTTTTTGTTGGATAGATTGTCAATCACGACATCAAAAAACGTACACGGGTATTTATCTGCTATATTTAATTATTCTATAAAAATGGAATACGTTAATTTGAATATAGCTAGGGAAGTAGGCAATATACAAGCAAGCAATAATAAGAAAATGGAATACTGGACACTTGAGGAATTTAAAGAATTTTTAAAAGTGGTAGATGATTTCAGAGATAAAACTTTATATATGTTTCTTTTTTATAGCGGGGCGAGGATTGGAGAATTAACTGCGCTGACCTGGAAAGATATTGATTTTGACAGCAATACGATCGATATCAATAAAACATTTTACAAAGATGACATAGTGACAACTCCGAAAACAAAGTCGTCCATCAGAAAAATAAAAATGCCTACCCACACGATGAACATGTTAAAACAACTAAAATTACAGCAGGCTCCTAAAAATGACTATTATGCATTCGGTAAATTTTACAGTCCTTACCCTTTCGCCACTATCAAAGGACGTTTTTTAAATTATAAAAATAGTACAAATTTGAAACCGATCAGATTACACGATTTTAGACACTCACACGCATCATATTTGATTAATAATGGTTATGACATACAAATCGTTTCCAAGCGTCTAGGGCATGCTAAAATATCCACGACTTACGATAAATATGCCCATTTATATCCTAATAAAGAAGAAGAAGCAATCGACCATATGAACAATGATTTTAAGCCCGCAGATGCTATAAAATTGATAAAATAG